GTCTGGGCACCAGACACCCGATGGGCAGAGGAAGTGATCGAGGAATTTGCAGCGTTTCCGAATGCGGAACACGATGACTTGGTGGACTCCAGTACCCAAGCCCTGTTACGATTTCGTCAGGGTGGCTTCGTCAGCCTTTACACTGACGAGGAAGATGAGCCATTTTACCCAAGCAAAGCGGAGTATTACTAATTTATGAAAAAGAAACGAATCCTGATATTTCCAGATGAGAGAGGCTATACGCTGATCGAAGAAAAAAAACCAGAAAACAAACTAAAAGAGTTGGACAGGGAAGACCTGAGGCTGTGGAAAAAGGATGAAATGAAATTTAGCAATGGCAATTGAACGAATAACCCCAGCAACCCCGATAGAGGGGGAACTCGAAGCAGGAGTGGAAGTAGACCTTATGCCACCTGAGGCTTTGGCAACAGAAACCGAAGATGGCGGGATGCTGATTGATTTTGATCCCAATGCCTTTGAACAGACTGGTGATTTCTTTGCCAACCTTGCCGATGAGATGAGCGATGATGCATTGCAGAAGCTGTCTTCAAAATTGATCGGGCAATACCAAGGGGATCGGGATTCCCGCAGTGAGTGGGAAGATACATACGTTAAAGGACTTGACCAGCTTGGATTGAAGATAGAAGATCGAACCCTTCCATGGCCCGGTGCCTGTGGGGTGTTTCACCCGATGCTCACCGAAGCGGTGGTGCGTTTCCAGAGCCAAGCGATTACCGAAATATTTCCCTCGGTTGGACCCGTCAACACCAAGGTTCTTGGACTGGACACCAAGGAAAAGGAACAGCAGGCGATGCGGGTACAGAATTACATGAATTACCTGTTGACCGACAAAATGACAGAGTACAGGACAGAGACCGAGAAGCTGTTGTTCTCATTGCCTTTGGCGGGATCGGCTTTCAGGAAAGTCTATTACGACCCGAACATGGGACGACCCTGTGCTATTTTCGTTCCCGCAGAAGATTTTATTGTGTCTTATGGGGCAACCGACTTGCAGATGGCGGATCGTGCTACCCATGTGATGAAGAAAAATGCCAACGATGTGCGTAAATTGCAGGTATCTGGATTTTATCGGGATATTAAACTCCCTGATGCTTCCCCTGATCCTGACGACATCAGGAAGAAATACGATGAGCTGACAGGAGACAGGTCCTCGTATGACTTTGACAATCGCTACACATTGCTGGAAATGATGGTCAATATAGACCTTGAGGGATTTGAAGATACCGATGAGACTGGAAACGAGACAGGCATTGCTTTGCCTTATGTCGTGACCATCGATCTTTCCAGCAATATTGTGCTCTCAGTTCGCAGAAACTGGTACGAACAGGATGAAAAAAGGATGATGCGCCAGCATTTTGCACACTACCAGTATTTGCCCGGAATCGGGTTTTATGGGTTTGGGCTGGTGCATTTGATTGGCGGATTGGCAAAATCAGCCACCTCTTTGTTAAGACAATTGGTGGATGCAGGTACTTTATCGAATCTTCCCGGTGGTCTGAAGTCCAGAGGATTAAGGATCAAGGGCGATGATACCCCGATTATGCCGGGTGAGTTTAGGGATGTGGATGTTCCCGGTGGGGCAATCAGGGACAATATTTCGTTCCTGCCTTACAAGGAACCATCAACAGTCCTGTACCAGTTATTGAGTAACATTGTCGAGGAAGGCAGGCGTTTTACCAGTGCTTCCGATCTCAATGTAGCCGACATGAAACAAGAAGCTCCAGTGGGTACCACTTTGGCAATTCTGGAACGCACCATGAAAGTAATGAGTGCGATCCAAGCGAGGCTCCATGCCTCGATGCGACAGGAATTTAATATTTTGGTGAATGTGATCAAGGATTTTACCTCGCCTCAGTACCCCTATGAGGTTGAGCCAGAAGCAGGCATCAAGATAGAAGACTTTGATGACCGAATCGATGTGATGCCTGTTTCTGATCCGAACTCAGCGACAATGGCACAACGAATCATGCAATATCAGGCTGCATTGCAATTGGCATCGCAGTCTCCAGAAATGTATAACTTGCCAGAATTGCACAGGCAAATGCTGGACACACTTGGCATCCGTGATGCCGACAAGATTATTCCACCTGACGATGAGAGCGTACCAACCGATCCGATTACCGAGAACATGGACATGATTAATGGCAGACCAGTCAAGGCATTTGAGTATCAGGATCAGGAAGCGCACATTACCGTACACATGACCGCGATGCAAGACCCAGAGCTTGCGCAGATGGGTGAAAGCAATCCAGAGGGGATGAAACAATTGCAGGCAGCAGTCGAAGCTCATATCCGTGAGCATCTGGCATTCAAGTATCGAGCTGAAATTGAAATGGAGCTTGGCACCGAATTACCACCATTGGGTGAGCTATTGCCTGAAACCATTGAGAAACGACTCTCCGCGCTGGTCGCAGAGGCAGCCGAGAAATTGTTGCAGAAACAGCAGATAGAAGAACAGGAACAGAAGATTCAGGAACAAATGGAAGACCCACTGGTACAAGCCAAGAGGCGTGAACTGGACATCAAGGAAGCCGAAGTGCAACGTAAAGCACAGGCTGACCAGATGAAGGCTCAGGTTGATATGCAGAAAGCCCAAGCTAAGGATGCAATTGAGCTTGCGAGAATTGAGTCGCAGGAGAAAATTGCCGAGTCTGGAATGGAACAAAAACTTATCAGTGATGTAATTGATGCAAAAACAAAAGGAGAGAAGATAACCAGTGAAGAAGCGACCAAGGCAGCAGAGATTGCTGCTAAACTTGCATCTGACATAACATCTGGTAATAATAATGGCTAGAAGTGATTTTATTGGCAGTTCGCTAATCGACAAATTTAAGTCGAAATTGCGAGACCTAATGAACGATAAGGCTGATAATATCGCTACTGGAAGCTGCGCTGATTTTGATGAATACAAACATCAAACAGGCGTAATCGAGGGGTTAGCCCTCGCAGAGCGCGAGTTTCTTGACATTGTGGAGGAACTAGAGCGACTCTAATTCGGTGCTTCTTTTCGGTTAAGTGCTGAATTTAAAGGGGAACGTGGAAACCCTTTTTTTTCCACGCAAAGAGAGGAACAATGGAAACCGCTCTTAATATTGATGACAATATTGAACAGAAACAGGCAACCCAGTTGCCAGAGCCTACTGGCTATCGAATCCTAATTGCAATCCCAGACAAGGAAGAAAAGACTGAAGGCGGCATTCTCAAGGCGCAGGAAACCCTGCAATACGAGGAAGTCTCCAGTATAGTTGGCTTCGTTATGAAAATGGGACCTGACTGCTACAAGGATGAAACAAGATTTCCAACCGGACCTTGGTGTCAGGTTGGGGATTTTGTCTTGTTTCGTGCTTTCAGTGGTACGCGCATCAAGATTCATGGCAAGGAGCTTCGTATGATCAATGACGACAATGTTGAGGCGGTAGTCGATGATCCAAGGGGAATAGAAAAAGTATGAGTGAAGCAGAACAAACAACACAAGAAGATACAGGCATGAGTTCCGAAGAGAAATTTTTGGGAATCAAATCACAGATTGGCACTAAACCTAATGAAGATGTTGAAGTCCAAGCGGAGTTGGACATTGAAGTTGTCGATGAGACTCCTAGAGAAGACAAGCGTGTAAAGGATCAAAAAGATAAAACTGATTACGAGGCTGTTGATAAGGAGATAGCCAATGTAGGCAAGCTGGCAAAACAGCGTATTAAGAAACTGAAGTACGACTTTCATCAGGAACGAAGAAAGAAGGAACAGTCTGCCAAGCTGCGTGATGAAGCAATTGTTTATGCCCAGCGTGTTAAATCCGAGAATGATCGTTTGAACCAATTGGTTTCCGATGGTCAGCAATATTTGGGGAAACAGGCTGAAGAAAGAGCAGCTTTTGCTACCCAAGCAGCACAACAAAAATACAAAGAGGCTTACGAGCAGGGCAACACAGACGAAATGGTTAAGGCACAAGAGGCGTTGACCAGAGCAACAATGGATACTGCAAGTGCAGAGGAATACAGTGATGCAGCAGTTTACGATGCTCAAATGGCTGAACAGCAGTACGCGCAACAGCAGTATGCTCAACAGCAACAGCAACGACAGGTGCCGATTCCAGATGAGGAGGCGGTTTCTTGGCAAGCTAAAAATCAATGGTTTGGGAGCGATCCCGAAATGACCAGTTTTGCTTATGGAATCCATGAGAAGCTGGTTAGACAAGAAAATGTTGATCCAAAATCGGAAGATTATTATACAAGGATTGACAAACGCATGAAGGAAGTATTTCCTGATTACTTTGGGGTGGAAAAAGGACAGCCACCTACTACGACATCCCAGAGTTCCGTGGTAGCACCAGCTACACGCAATAATAGTGCAAGACCACGCAAAGTGCAGTTAACGGCTACCCAAGTTTCCCTCGCAAAGAGGCTTGGGTTGACACCACAGCAATATGCTAATCAACTAATAAAGGATATGAACAATGTCTGAAGAGCGCACCCCCCGAAGGGAGGAAACCCGTGCAACCACAGAGCGGAAAAAATCGTGGTCTCCACCAAATGTTCTACCTGACCCTGAACCAAGGGATGGTTGGGAGTTTAGATGGATTCGTACCAGTATGGTAGGTCAACCTGATAACACCAATGT